GCGCGCGTCCATGGTGGCGGCGCGGCGCGAAGCGCCGAAGGCAAAAGGGAGAAGGAAAAAGGAAAAAAGGGGTAGTCGTGGCGCGCGGCGTGTCTCGGTCCTTTTGCCTTCTACCTTTTGCCTTTTGCCTTTACGTAGCTTTGACCCGCGCCCGGCGGGCGATGGCGCGGAGGGTCTGCTCGAGCTGCTTCGGCAGCAGCTGCCGGCGGACTTTCAGCGCGGCATCCATGATGCGCAGCTCGCGGCCGGCCTCTTGGATGTGGGGGACGTTGTTGCCCAGGGTCATCACCGGCGCGGAGGCGGTGCCTTCCTCGGTGTAGACGCCATCGCCACCGAGCGCGCGCACGTAGGCGGGGCGATGACGGGAAGCCAGCCCCACGCCATCGGCGGCGGTGTTCCAGCCGCTCTTGCCCAGGCCGACGAATCGGAGGCGGTCGGCCAAAAACTCGCGGCGGGCGGCTTCGTTGTGAACGAAGATGCTCTTGGCGGTCTTGGCCACTCGGCCGCGGGAATTGCGGGCGGCGCGGTGCAGTGCGCGGGTGGGCTCGAGCTCGGCGGTCTGCTGCCAATGGCCCCGCGTGAGGAGCTGGTTGGCCAGGTTGATGTCGCCGACCTTGACCGCGCGCGCGATGGCGGCACCAAGCGTGCCCTTGGTTTTCATCATGGCGTCGAGCTGCTTGCGGCCTTTGAACAACCGGGTGAGGTCCCGGGTGACACTGGCGCGGCCGATCTTGCGTTGCTCGTTGTGGGATTGCTGGCGGGCGCCCTTGAAGATGTTCGGCGGGGTGAACTTGATGAGGTCGGCCACGAGCGGGCGGCCGAGGTCTTCGCGCAACGCGCGCCGCAGCTCCTTGCCGGTGGCGGCGGCAAGGGCGCGGAGGGCGTTCTCAAGCTGGGCGGTCTCGACTTTGATGCCGAAGGTCATGGGGAAAGGCAAAAGGGAGAAGGAAAAAGGAAAAAGGAGCGGAGGGCGGTCTCTTACTTTTGCCTTCTCCCTTTTGCCTTTTGCCTTGTCCTCACTGGTTCACGCCATTCAGTCCGAAGACAATCCCCGACGGGTCGTCGGTGATGTCGACGATGACGTAGGTGTGGCCGTTGCAGAGCAGCCGCCCACCGGTCTTGGGGAGCACGATGCCGGCAAACTGGGCCTTGGCCGCGGTGAGCAGGGAATCGCACTCGATGCCGAAGCCGCCATCAGCCAGCTTGGTGCGGCGACGGTAGGCATCGAGGATGCCGACAAAAAGGGTGTCGGTGCCGGCCAGCTTGAAGGATTGGCCGCATACGGAGGCAGCGGCTTCGAGCGATGTGGCGCAGAGGGTGTCGAAGGCGTTCATGGGAAAAAGCAAAAGGTAGAAGGCAAAAGGCAAAAGGAGGGACGCCCGGCCGCGGCACTTTTTCCTTCTCCCTTTTTCCTTCTTCCTTCAGCGAAGCTGAAAACCCCGCCCCTCGGGGAGCGAATCCGAAGGGCGGGGCGGTGCGGCGGTGGGTGAGTGAGCCAGTGAGCCAGTGAGCCAGTGAGTGAGTGAGTGCGGACGGCGTCAGCTTTCTGGCCTAGTGGCTCACTTGCCCACTCACCCACTTGCTTATCCGAGCAGGATGGAGATGTGCTCGGGCTTGATGACCTTGACGCCCCAGCAGGCGCGGACGTGGTAGGTGGCCATGTCGATGCCAGGATAACCGGCAATCTCGAAGGAGATACCCGAGACGGGGTCGGTGACGATTTCTTTCATAAAGGCCAGGTCGCGCTCGACGGAGGACGGCAAGCGGGTGGCGAACACGATGGCGTTGCGGGAGAACCCGATGTTGCGCGCCGCGGCGGCGACCACGGTGATGGCGCGGGTGGCGACACCTTGCGCAACGCGGAGGCCGGGAGCGGCCAGCGTGATGGTGTCCGCGACGGCCGGATTTGCGCCGGCAAACGAGACCGCCGACACGACGTATTTGTTGCTGTCGTTGGCGAAGGTGATGATGTCGCCCGCGGCGACCACGCCGGTGCCGGCCGCCGCCATGGGGATGACGGTCTGGCCGACCGTGAAGGCGGCGCTGGTGGAGGTGGCGCTGGCCATCGCGCCTGCGGTGCTGGTGACAATCTGGGCGCTCTCGCGGAACTTCAACCCGTTGACATCGAGGATGACGCCCTGGCGGGTCATGTCGCCGTTGAGCGAGGTGTTGGCGTTGAGCGGGTTGTTGAGCAGCGTGCGCAGGGCAGCGCCGGCGGTGGTGTTGACCACGAGCGAGCGGTCGGCGCCGGGCGCACCGTTGTCGTCGAGGATTTTCTTGATCTGGGCGGACTCGCCGAGGTTGGTGCCGAAAGGGGTCGTGCCGGCGGTGCCGTAGGCGCGTGAAGCGCCGAGGTTGGCGGCGACCGCGATGTCGGACTCCATCTCGTTGACCGCGGCGCGCATCGCTTGGGCAATCTGGCCCTGATTGATGGTGAGGACGCCGGGGCCTTGGTTGATCGAGTACCGCTCTTCGTTGGTCCAGCTGAAGGGATAGGCGCGCTGCTTGGTGATGGTGAGCGCGACGTTGGCGACGGTCTGGTCGGCACGAGCCGGGAAGGCCATCGCGGGGGTGATGTCGAGGCCGGCGGTGTTCGCGGCGACGACGGGGATGCGGAGGGACTGGTTGATTGCGACGCGATCAGCGCTGGTGTCGCGAGAGATGCCGGGGATGAATCCGACCAACTCGCGGGAGACTACATCCATCGCCGCAAAGGCGTCTGGAATCAGGTTTGTGAGGGTGTTTGCCATGGTGGTCTAGGTGTTGAGTATCGACGGGGGTGGGTGTGGGCTGGGTGGTGGTCAGTCCGCGAGCGTGCCGCCGGATGCGAAGAACGACTTCGCTTCCCACGGTTTCATCTCCCGGTATTGGGCCAACGTCTGGGGTTCGGGCTTGCCGCTGCCGGCCGGGGTGCTGGCGCCGGCGATGGGCTTGATGCCGTGCTTGGAAAGGGTCTCGGCCGCTTCGCGGGCAGCGGCGGTCTTCAGCGTGGCCGCGGCGATGGCGGCGGGGTCGGCGCCGGTGGCGAGCAGGGCGACCGGGTCGATGCCGAGCGCGCTCAGTGCGGCGAGGAACGAGGTGTCGCGGGTGGCCGCAATTTGCAACATGGCGTCCCGGGCTTGCAGCGTCCGGTCCTTGGTGGCGATGTCGGCGGCGAGCTGGTCGCGGGTGGCGGATTCACCGACGAGGAAGTCGGTGTTGCCGGCAGCGTAGGCGGCGTCGACCTGCTCGGCGCTGATACCAGCAGCCGCGAGCGCGGTGAGGACGAAGGCGGGCTTTTTGGAGAAAAGGCTCATGTGGGGTTTGGTGGCGGTGTTCCGCGTTACGAAATGAAAGTGCGGGCGTCCATGGTGGCGGAGGTGGGAAAGGCAAAAGGAGAAAGGAAAAAGGCAAAAGTGAAGAGACACGCCACGCGCCACGACTCCCCACCTTTTTTCTTTTTCCTTTTCACTTTTTCCTTTGCCCTCATCGGGCGTCCACAATCTGGGCGAGCAGGTCGGAGAGGTCGGTCACGACATCGTCGGCCAGGTTCGCGGCGACGGCGTCGGCTCCCATGAAGGTCTGGCCTTGCAGGGCCGCGTCGTCCACCACGCCGCGGCCGGTGCGGACATCGGCCACGAACATGCCGTAGATGGCGTCGACGTTGCGCTGGAAGCCGGCCACGTCGTCGGCGGTGATGGGGGCGCCCGCGATGCCGGCGGCTTTTTGAGTGCCGGCTTTCACGAGCTCGAGCCGGTAGCCGTCTTTGGCCCAGGCGGCGCTCTCATCCACCAGGGCGCAGTAGACGCCGACGCTGCCGACGGTGGCGCTGGTGGTGATGGCGAAGCGGTCGCAGGCGCTGGCAATCCACTGGGCGGCGGAGCAGGCCTGCGAATCGGTGAAGCCGAACACGGGCTTGATGTCGGCGCTGCGGCGCACGGCGGCGAAGGCCTCGGGCACGCCGGTGCAGGTGCCGCCCGGGGAATCGATGAAGAGCACGCGCTCGCGGACGCGAGGGTCGGCGGCGCTGGCGGCCAAGGCGGGCGCCAGCGTGTCGAGGTCGTAGCCGCCGCACATGGTCTCCATCGAGGAGAGGTGCTTGCCGATGATGCCCCGCACCGGGATCACGGCGATGCCATCAGGTGAGATGACGTAGAGAGGTGCCGCCTCCGGCATAGGTCCATCCTCACCCATGTCCGCGCGGGGCAGGCCATCACGCCCGGCGGCGGCGAGGACCGCAGCATGGATGGCGTGGACGGTGGACGGCAACGCGGCCCACGGGGTGCTACGGATGGCGGCGAGGATTCGAGGAAAGCGCATAAGGGGAGTAGGTGAGCGGGCAAGTAAGCCAGTGAGCCAGTGGGCCAGTGGGCCAGTGAGTGAGGGAGGCGCGCGCGGGTGTTTTCTGACCTACTGGCTCACTGGCTCACTTGCCCACCCGCCTCCGGCGAGTTTTCCGCGGGGTCGTCGGCCAGGGTAGTGGCGGCGGGCTGGCTGGCGGCGCCGGGGTTGTAGACGTGCTCGATGTCGACGCCCTCTTCCTCGGCAATGCGCTGGGCGAGCGCGGAGGCTCGGGCGTTGGCGCGGAAGTGGTCTTCGAGGTCGCCCTCGCCGCTCTCGGTCACGTAGCTGGCCACGGTCTCTAAACCCATGGCGATGTTGAGCCGGCGGTTTTCTTGGTCCCGGCCGACATCGACGCCGAAGGTGGCGGGGAGGGAGAAGCCTACGTTGTCCCAATCGTCGGCCATGGGCAGCTCGCCGCGGGCCATGTAGCGCGCGGCGGCGTAGAGCACTGCGGCGCGGAAGGGGCTCCATAACTGCTCCTGCCGCTGCTCGACGCTGCGCTTCACCTGGCTGACGAGGCCGCGCACGCTGGCGCCGCCGATGCCGCGGAGGTCGTGCATCTCGATGGGCCAATCCATGCCGCGATGCGCGCTGCGGGCGATGTGGTCCATGAAACTCTCCCAGGCCGCGCCGGGTCGGTTGCCTTCGAGGCTCTCGATCTTGTTGCCCGACCCGGCGCGGAAATAGCGGATGAGGCCGTCCTCGATGACTTTGACGGAGGTATCGACTTTGGACGCATCGGCGGTGCCGCCGATGGTGCGGTTGGCGGTGTAGGCGGCGGAGAGGTCGGCGCGGCCGGTGTCGTTGTACTCGACCATCGCGTGCTTGCTGAAGGCCTTGACGCCGGTCTTCTCGGCCTCGCGCATCTCGTGCATGTCGTACCAGTCGAGGATTCCGTGGCAGATGGTGGGCACGCCGCGGCCTTGGCTGAAATACTGGGGGTCGTAGACGTGCTGGACGGCGGAAGCGGGCAGAAAATTGTAGGCGGTGCCGTAGGGGATGACTCCATAGCCGGCGTCGGCGGGCAGGAGGTTGTAGGCAAGCGGCCGGTCGTACTCGTCGTAGACGATGCCGTTGAGCATTTTCAGCCCCTTGTAGTTTCCCTCGGTGACCAGATTCTGACCGCCGGGGGAGCCGATGCGATGGCTCTCGATGAGCTGCAACCGGGGGCTGCCGTTCTCGCTCTCGGTGAGCAGGATGAAGAAATCGCCATCGCGATCGAGCGCGAGGGAGCCGATGCCCACGTCACACTGGAAATCGTAGGGGCGGCCCCGTAGGTCGGCATTGCCAAGCCAGCTGCGCTGGATGCGCTGGTTGAAGGCGGCCTTGTACCTGGCATCGTTGCCGAGGTACTGGGGCACCCAGGCCTTGCCCACGGCATAGGCGCGTTTCTCACGGATGGCCCCGCTTACCTGGCCGACGCGGCTAAAAATGAATCGGGCATCGCTGAGCATGGCGCGCTGCTGGTACTGGCTGACCATGCGCGCGGCGTCGCGGTCGAGCTTGGGGCGCCAGCCGCGGGTGCCGCTGTCTTCGCTGTTGGGCACCAGGCCGGTGCCATAGCCGCCGCGGTAGGGTCCGAGGTCGGTGGCCTGGATGGCAGGACGCGGAGCCACGGCGGCGGGCGGTGCAGGTCGCTGGCGGGTGCGGGTGCGGGACATGGCGTCAGGGGAGGACGAGCACGGTGCGCTGGCCAATGGGCTGGCCATGGCTGCCGCTGACAAAGACGGACGCGCTGGGGATGGGCTGGACGTCGTCGTCGACGTAGCTCATGGCCTGGACGACATCGGCGATGTCGGCATCGATGTTGCGACCGCGCGTGTCGTAGGTGAAGGCGCGGCCATTGACACTGGCGGAGGTCATGCCGCCTCCGCCGGCCGCGCCGGCGAGCTTGGCGGCCTGCAACGTGGCCAGCCGCGTTTGCAACTGGCCCAACGTGGCGCCGAAAAAGGGACCGAATGGAACGGTCGTGTATGCCATCAACCGAGGCGGGCGGCGTCCATGGTGGCGGCGGGCGGCGAAGCCGCCGAAGGCAAAAGGGTGAAGGAAAAAGGAAAAAGGACCGGAGCGCGGTCTCTTCACTTTTGCCTTTTTCCTTTCTCCTTTTTCCTTTTTCCTTTGAAAGAGGGAAGCAACCACTACGCAGGTTGCAAGCCGCGCCGCTGGGATTTTCGCCCCATGTCCACACTGGGTCTCAGCGGTCCCGCCACACGACAGGTGGGGCGGGAAAATTGGGTCAGGCGGCCATCGCCAACAATGGCGGGCTGGCTCACTTGCTCACTGTCTCCTCCGCCGCCTGCCGCGGCGTGCTATCCGTCAGGCCCATCCGGGCGGCTTGGATCATCAGCCCTTTCTCGCAATCCCACGCGTGGTCGGGGCCGATCTTGGTCCACTCGTAGGTGAACTCGTTGGGGTTTTTCGGGTGGCGCTTGCGGCGGTAGATCTGGCCCAAGCGCTGGCGGCGGTATTCCTCGGGGGTGTCGCGGGCGATGGTGTGGATGTGGCGGCCCTGAAGGTCCTTGGCTTGGGTGGCGCTCTGCAACAGGCCGGCCGCGCCGGTGAAGGAGTAGATGAATTCCCAAGCGTGATGCCGCCCCTGGAGCCCGCCACCCATGAAGGCATCGATGGGGGTGGGCATGGAGTGGATGCGGCGGACGCCATCGGTCCAGAGGAAGCTCCGGTCGTCCACGGCCTTGGCTGAGAAGTAACCCCAGCGCGCGCAGATTTGCCGGACAATCTCGGTGTTGTACCGGGCATCCATCACCACGCTCTCGGCGGGGACCTCGAAGCGCGCGCGCAGGTCCTCAATCTGGCCCTCGACGTGGAGCTTGCCGAAGTGCAGGAGGCGGGAGTGCGCGTAGGTATCGGGGGAGGTGGACCACTGGCGGATGACCACCCAGAAGTGGTCCATCTGCACGTCGACAAACATGGTGCGGATGGGCCGCCCTTGCGGGTCTTTGCCCTCGGCAGGCCACTCATCGCCGAGCGCGTAGTCGCCCTCGGGGATGCCTTTGGTGCGGTCGACCAGTTGGGCGGGATTCCACGAGATGCACTTTTTCTTCCGGACGAATTCCTCGATGAGCTCCATGTTGCCGAGCTTCTTGGCGTTGGCCGCGGTGAGCCATTCGCCGACCAGGTCTTCCCAGTTGCGGAAGACGGCGGCCTCGGCGTGCCAGAAGTGGATGCGGGGGTCGGGCCTGGGATGGGTCTGCTCGTAGCCAGCGCCGCGGGCGGGGTCGTTGAGCTGCCGCAGGACTTCGCGCGAATACTTGGTGGATTCGCCGCAGGCCGGGCAGACCCAGCGGGTGGTGAGTTTGGCGACGGGTTCGCGCCAATGGCCCGAGGGCTCGCGGGTCCATTCGTCGCTATCCCACTTGAGACCGCCCTTGGTCTCGGTGCCGCCGAACTCGAGGGGCACGCGCTCGCGGCAGTGGATGCAGACGACGCGCCATTCGTTGCGGGCGCTCTGCTTCCACAAGGTGTCGACCGCATCGGTCTCGGTGGGTCCGGTCGAGGTGATGATGATGCGGCGCTGCCACTCGTAGCTGTCGGACCGCGCGAAGATCTCGCGCAGGGCGCCGGGCTCGTACTGCCAGGCCTCGTCGAGATAGAGGTCGCGGCCAGAGCGGCTGTTGCGATGGGCGCGGGTCTCGGCCGAGAGCAGGCTCACCGGTGCGTCGGTAAAGCGGTAAAGGCGCTTGCTGCCGCGCTTGTCGGGATCGTCGGTGAAGTGCCGCGAGACGGCGGGCGTGCTGTCGATGAGGGGGAAGAGCTTTTCGTCGGCGAGGTCCGCGGCATCCTTGCCGGTGACGCAGTAAAGCAACGCGCGGCCGGGGTCGACGGCGACATCGCGCAGCAGGCGGAGCTGGACGAAGAGCGTCTTGAAGAGCTGCGGCGGGAAGACGAGGCCGAAGACGGCGTTGCGCTGCTGGTCGACGGCGCGCGCGATGTCGGTCAGCCACGGGTAGTCGGCCGCGACGAACGGCTGGCCATCCAGCCGGATGTGGCGCTCAGCCCAATCAAGGGTGCCGATGAGGCGGGGAGGGGGAAGGGGGGTCATGCTCACGCGCTGCGCCGAAGGACGAGGTCGCGGAAGTTGGCGGTGAGCCGCGAGACCTCGCCGCGGCTCACGCGGAAGACGGCCTTCATCTGCTCGACCGTGAGGGCGTTGCGCATGTGGGGCGTCATGACCTTCACGGCGACGGCCGCGCGCAGGCCGACCCGGCGGCGCGCCACGGCGAAGGTGTCCTCCTTGACGGTGCGCGCCCAACGGTCGGAGCGCTCGCCGCCGCGGTAGTCCAAGTCGCGCCCGCTGGCCACCCAGCCGAGCACGCGCTCGACCATCGACAATTCCCCGGCGGCAGCCGCGCGAGTCTGGCGCACGCTCCACCGCAGCACCGCCTCCGCCGCCGCCCGGGGCAGCACCACGCCGCAGTCCTGCGCGATCTCCTCGACCACGACCCCGCAGGGGTCCTCGACTGCCGCCCAGTCGAACCCGACCACCGGGCCGACCTCGCGCCGCCGCTCGTCGCTCACGCGTCGCCTCCGTTCAATCGGGCCTCACCGTTTTCGCCAACGCGAAGCGTTGGCGAATCCGGGGTGTCCGTCAGGTCGACCCACCCGAGCGCGACCGCCGCCCGGAAGAAGCTCTCGACGATGCGGGCGTGGACCTTGAGCCCGTCGCGGTCGACGGCGGCCGCGAGGTCGGCGATGGTGTTGCGCGGTGCCGCGGTCAGCGGGCGGATGCGGATGCCGCGGAAGCCGCGGGCGAAGATGGCGATGGCTGGCGTCTTCTGGTGCCACATGCGGGCGGGAGTGGCCCCGTGGATCTTGGGGAGCTTGGCCGCGGCCAGTCGCAGCAGCCGGGTCCGGTCCATCGGCGCCAACGACTCCGCCCGGCACCAGGCGGCGTAGGCCTCGGCCAGATCGTCGCTGGTGCATCCGGCCTTTGCCGCGGCCCGGCCAGAGAGGATGCGCTCGACCATGAACCGCTGAGCCGAGCGCTTGGTCGACTCGGCCCACGCCCACGCTTCCTGTCGGCGGAGGCGGTTGTCGGCCTGAGCTTCGGCCCTCGGCGTCTTATGGAGAGTTACCGGATGTACCGCGTCGGACGGGAAACGACCGGAAAGGGAAAGTCCCTCACGCATGTGGCCGCGCACACGTGCACGCACCCGCGGCCGTACACGCGCGAGGGTTTTCTTTTTTGGTCGTTTGCCGTCCGACACGGTACTGGTGGTACTGTTATTCATGTAACTCCTTGATGTCGTTCTGCATGGCAACGGAGAGTTGGGCTTCACCGTCTTGGATATGGGCGGCGATGGCGGTTTTGAAGGCCTTGACCAGCCGTTCCGGGAGACTGGTGCCGCAGGCGGTGTTGGCGGCGGCGGCAACTGGTTGGAG